TTCAGAATAAATAATCCTGAGATTGTTATAATGAGCAAAGATCCCTCTAAGTGGTAGCCCAGATATTTCAATCCCATTACTAATTCATCTTTTCGCAAATTCATATGTCGTCTTAGACACATGAGTTTTTGAAGGTGAGACCTCTACACCTAATCTCATCATTTGACCTCTATAAATACTGGCAATTTTGTTATCTTTAATGACAACATCATCACCAAGTATAATATATTGATCGAAACTCATAGTTTTATGTGCCTTAAAAGCACACCAAGCTATAAGTAAATGATGAGTTAGTGTAAAGGCAGCTCAAGAGCTATAAGCACCCATTGGTTGACCTACTGCATAACGCAGATTGGTTTTTCCATCTGGATGTTGATAGTCTCTATTTATTAGTAATGTTGACCAACTTTCAGAAAAATTACTATCTTGATAAATTTCAGTTAGTAATCTTCTCTGTAAGTCGATTGGAAATCGATCTGTCGCAGACGACAAATCTAAAGAATAGAAATATTCATTAGAATTTGCTCAATTGTGTTTTGGATCTTGTGTAAAAGTTCTATCACATGGCAATCTCCTTAATAATTTAAGAAGATCATCATGTATAGGCTTTAAGGCTAATTGTGAATGGTAATCTACCATAGCAATAACACGTCTTTTACATTCTGGATCCTTAACAATTGATAATTTACCATTAGGTCATCTATCTTTTCCATAAGATAGTTCCATATTCTTAATAAAAGGAGTATGGAAAAGGTCTTTAAAACCTTCTTTCATAATGTTCATTATCGATATAATCAACTCTTGTTTATAGAAAAGGTGTGATCACTGAGAAGCCCATGTGGACTTCCCGGATGGCCCCCCTCGCATTGACAAGTAATGATTATCAAGAGAGTAAACTGGTTTTTCTAAAACAAAGTTATTATCGATAACTCATTTCTTGATAAATCAAGTGGGAATTGTCCCTCTTGATTTTCCTGAAAAGTTATCAGTAATAGAATCTGTTTTAAACATGATCGCTTTATCCTCTATTTTAGAAGGCTTTAAACCTCTAGTTAGTAGTAGAAGCGTCATGGCAACTCTCATATCAGTCTTTGATCCCTTACATAAAGGTTTCAAAAACAACAGACGAGTTGGAAAACCTTCTTTGTCAAGACTAATTAATTTATTATTCAAAAACAATGGATTTCCACAAATGTATCTAGTTATATGGAGTCTGGAAAACTTCATATAGTTGATCATGAATTGGAAACCATTATTCTTTCATAATAAATTAATGAGCCTAATATAACTAACTATAATATTTGAATAGGATCCGAACATTACAGTTATTAATTTATTTAATAAAAGTATATGTTGTTTTCTCATTTTAGTATTAATAATTAGTTACCTGGT